GTTTCCCAGTCACGATCTATGGCAAGGACTTCAAATGTGCCAATACGTTTCACAAGTATGATGTGTCGCTTTTATTTTTTGCTGACAATCTTTTACACATTTCCTGTATTGGTTAGACTTAGTATAACATGATTTATAAAAAACAAATCGAGTTATCCACAGTTTTATTTCTTTTTCTTTGCAACAAATGTAACTACTTCTTTACCTTGTAATTCTGCATTTAAGAATTTAGAAACTTCACCTGCGATTAAACCAACGATAACTGTTAATTCTGGTGATAGCCCAAATCCTGTGTAGTTTGCTGTTACATAGTTTACAAGCACCACAATTACCATCATTGATAATCGCCATGCAAACGACTTAAATCTATTCATTACTGCTGTGTTCATATATTTAATAGTTTTTTAATAAATGCGAATAATCCTAAAACCTCTTTACCTTTAATTTTCTGTTTTAGCTGGTCTGTTTGTTCAATAGATAGACAGAGTGCTTTAGCTTCAGGCGTGTTGTCTTTTAACTCTGGTATGAGTTCCATAATTGCTTTTTTAGCAAGCTCTTGTCCGTAAGTATCTGATAAGTTCCAACCATAGCAAGATTTTTTCTGTAACTTACGGTGAGGTATTACCTTGTCGCTTGTTAATTGTGGGTGACGTTTGATTATGTCACGATACAATGATTTAAAACTCTCCTCTTGTTCCTTTGTTGGTACCCTATTTAGTAGCCCTTCCTTTCTATCAAAGTTACCAGGCATACAGATATTTAATGTTTCCGAGTTATGATTAAGGACCGCTGCTGCATTATAGTGTTCAGGTCGTCCTGCCCATATATCACCATTTTTATGAATAACATAGTGATACCCTATACCATCCCATCCTTTTGCAAGATGCCACTGTTCAATCATTTCTGCTGTATGGTTTGAAGAATCTGCTTGTGGGTCTGCATCAGTCCCACCACTATGATGTAGAACTAACCAAACCAAATTATTATTTTTTGGCTTTTTAACAAGTTTCTTGAATGTTTTAGTTTCGTTGATTTTCATATATGTGGTATAATATATATATGCACACTTTATTATGGATATTTGCAATATTTGTCCTTATTTTGCAAGCAAACTCTGATTTGCGTAAATAATTTTTTATTTCAGGCTTTTAATTAACCCCTGTGTCTTTTTGGTAGATTCTTTTCTTAATTGAGATGCTGCTTTCTCGAATCCAGCGGAACCAAAGCCCAACTCACCACCTAACAACCTGTTTATTAAACCAGCACCAGTATTTTCTATCTGACCTCCAACAAGTGCTCCTGGGACTCCTCCTATACTGGCTCCAATTCCAGAACCGATAGAGCGTCCAGTCTCCCCAGATAATAACTTCAATAGAAACGGTAATTCCTTAGATGGTATTTTTGCGCCATGCAAACCACCTCTACCCGTTTTGCCTGTGCCTTTTAGTATCTTTTTTATACGAATGAGTTGTGACATTTCTGAGTTCATCTTACTAAGAGTTCCAGTTTGGTCGGCAGACTCGGTCGCGTTCTTTACAGCTCCGTATATAGTCCGTGCAGCATCCATTTTTTCAGTTGGTGTTTTCATTGAGTCCCATCTTGCAATATTGCTTATATCGTTTTCATTTTGGAGTTTGTACGCTTGTGATCTATTTACTGTGTCTCCGTATCTATTTGGCTGTTTGAATCTATTAAAGGCTTTATCAATTTCGTCGATAACATTTTGCAAATGGTCTGGACTATCTGAAAATCTCATTTCAGCGTCTTTTATAGCAAGATTACGGTAGTTTTCTATACTAGTCGGAGATGTATCCTGTGCTAACCACTCTTGTTTGGCTTTTTTCATTTTAGATAACAGATCATCAGTGTGAGTTACTGCTTTTGTAGTATCGAATCTCCCCGCTTTTTCAGAAGGAACAATTCCCATATCTATCATTGATTCTATAGTTTGAACAAATTGTGGGTCCGATTTTAGATTAATTCCAGTCTTTGTTTGGAATGCGTCACTCAAATCTTCAGACATTTTACCTCTCCAGTAGTTTACTTGTTTTTCTCCTAATACTGGCGTCAGTCTGTCCCAAGCAGATGTTGTAGCTCCTCCTATTCCTCCTAGTAATCCACCGCTAATAGCTCCTAACGCCCCTCCAACAGCTCCTTGAGTCGCTATTGATCCAAGGTTAGATTCTGGATTTTGTAACTCAATTCCTGCGCCACCCAATGCTCCAGCTTGTAGTCCAGTTTTAGCTCCTTGTGCTGCAGATTTTACTAGTCCTTTGCCTAATAATCCACCTTCTTTTAGAGCAGTGAGACCAGCTTTTGCTTGACCTCCCCCTATTGCAAATGAACCCAATTCTAATAATCCTCCTGCAATGTCTTTAACACGTTGTCCTGCAGTCTGTCCTTGTTTCATTCCATAACCTGAAATATCTCCAAGGTATTTGGAGTTCTGATTAAAGTCTCCCAGGTCACGTCCACCAAGAAGCTGTGCACCTTGTACTAAGGTATTACCAGCTCGTACAAAAGGTTTTATAAGTCCACGTATCAATTTTCCACCAAGTGTAGGTTCAGCTCTATTTTCTTTTACTGATTGAGGCTGTCCTTGTTCTTGTAATTTTTGTTTTTCGTAAATAACACTGTCTGATTGTCCACTCTTTTCAGTAATGTTTGTCCGCGACTGAGGTTGTTCTCCTGAAATCATTCGGTAATTATTTGAAACCTTATTTACATAATCAGGTACATCATAAGCTACTCCGTAGCTATTAACCCCTTTGTGATTTTCTGAGAACGCATTTGGCCGTCCTTCTCCAGCATTCCACATACTGGCAATTTGTGCTGGGTTATAACCACTATCTTTCCATTGTTTTATTTTTCCATAGGCAACTTTATTCTGGTTTTCCATGGTAGGTTGTGCATTTTCATCACCAAGAACCTGCTTAGCATAGTTACGCCAAGTAGGCTGTGTGAATTGATATGCTCCGTATTCTCCTGATTTACCTTTTGCGTTGTAAGGGTCTTTGTGTCCCCCTGTTTCTGTACGCGCAATGGCTTTAGCAAGAGTTACTGCGCCTTGGTCAAGTGATTTTTCCATAAAATTTATTGTAACCAGTTAGTAGCAAAGCCTCCTTGGTTAATACTATTTGTTTGATTACCGCCTACAGATGGATTAGGCAAATAAGATGGATTGTTAGCTATCTGCTGAATATTGTTATGAAGCTGTGACAATCGTACTTCTGCCTCGCTTTTCAATGTATCAAGAACACTTTTTATAGTTTCTGCACTGGCTGTTCCATCAATTAGACTTTCTCCAATTCGTCGAGTTGTATCGGTCTCTTGACCGCTACCAGAAAAGTACCCTGAATAAAGTTGTCCTAGAGACGACATAAGAGTCCTGAAATTGTTATATTCAGCGCTTGATGTATTACTCTTCAATCGGTTTACTGCTCTGTTGATTACGTTAATGTCTGAAATATTTTGATTTCCTCCTAACGTATTACTCAAAAGATTTTCAATTCCATTAATAGCTCCCATGTTGTTACTCATAGCTGTATATGCGGATTGTAGTTGTGGAAGTTGTGAAATATTACCTGCAACTAAAAGACCATTACCGCCATTTTGGCTTCCCAAAATTGTTCCCTGCTGTTGTGTCAAAGGATTAAAGGGAACTTGTCCAGGCTGCCCTAATATCGGCTGTCCAGCATTAAGTACACTAGTAGCACCCTGTGTAGCTAATTGTTGTTGTGCTAGTGCATTTTCTGCAGTAGTTTGCGCGGCATTTTGTAGTATTCCTCTTTGTACGTCAAACAGAGCAGCTCTTCCAGCTAGACTATCAGTTGTTTGTGGTCTTGTTAAATTAACATAACTTTGGTCAAGTCCTTGCACAGTACCTTCTGAAAAAGGCTGTAACTGTCTTTGATTACCAAGCATGCCATATAATGCTTGTGCTTGTGTTGCTCCTTGTGAGAGTGCAGATGGACTAGAAGCATCTAATACATTCTGTGCATTTCTTGTCTGGTCTCCTACTTGCATTGAACTATTTTGTGCGGCAGTAGCAGCTTGTGTTGGCCTGTTGGTCACACGTGCATTACCAGTGGTGTTCCCCCACGGATTCGATGAAGTGGTTGTTTGATTTGTAACTGTTGAAGAAATAGTACCCCATGGGTTTATCGAGCTACTTCCTTGAGATTTCGGTGCGATACTAGCAATTTGATTCAAAGGAGGTATTTTATACTGCTGCTGAGGACCATACACTGATGTCGGCACAGACTGTTGTGTACTAGGGTTCTTTATGGTTTTTCCTAGCAAAGATGGTGCGGCAGGAGATATGGTAATTTTATTAGCGGAAGATGGTAGTGGTGTAGGAATAAACCCTGGGTTACCTTTTGGTATTAATGGGTTTTGTCCTGACATTTTATTTTTTAGTGCGTTAAGTAAATTAGCCATATAGTTAAGCGTTAAAATATAAGTTTGGATTAACAGGCATTATAGTAGGTTCAAGTGCCACTCCTGTTGATTTCGACCCAAGATATGCATCCATATGCTCTATCCCTTCATCGTATAATAATTTGAACTCTGCTGCTTTTGCTGAATTTGGTTGTATAGATGCAAAATACTGATAAAGACTTTTGTATATTGGAATATTCTGGAAGTCTTCCATTAGTAATGACATTTGACCAAGTGTGTATGCTGCGTTAGTGACATTAGTCGTTCCTTGGTATGCGTTATAGAGGGTGAGTGAAGTTGTGCTATCTACACTAGCAACTTGATACCATTGCCCATCTCCGTTAGGGAATGGTATTTGTATCCATCGTGTTTCATTTATACCAACCGTTGGGTTCCAGCCAGTTCCAGTACCAGTCACTGTTGTACCGCCAGCTTGTACACTCACAGTTCCAGCAGATGTATCTGAAATTGATAAATCAGTAGCTCGTAATTTGTAGTTGTAAGTTATTGTATTTCCATTACTGGATGGTATCGGAAATATATTCACTAACCCGTCATAGATGAAATAGTATGCTGGAATATCAGACGTCCATTGTACGAAGTTTAAAACATCAAATTCCTTTCTTGTTTGAACTTCTTGCAATGTGTACCTTATAGAACCTACATTGATAGTTACATCTTTCATTTTAGAATAGTTTTGAGGTAGTTTATATCCTTGTTGACCCGCAACTGTGTTTTGCATGAAGGAAGTTTCATTATTAAAATACTTTTGCAACAATACTCTTGTCTCTATATTGGCAAGTTGAAGACCAAGCGCTTTGTTTTCTGCGCTTGTGTTCTGCGAAAGTGATGCAAATAAGTTTTCTGTCCCAGTTTTTGAAATCATATAATTATTGTGGTTCTATAATAATCCATGCAACATCTGATACATCGAGCGTATCTGATGATGTTATTGTAAAAGACGTTCCAGGAGTTCTAGTACTAACATATTGGAACCCAACGTTCGTTAATATCCCTCCTTGTACTGTTAGAAAGATTCTAGAATCAGCAGTTACTAAACTTGTAAGCACAGTAGCGGTCCCTCCGACTAATGTAACCACCCCCATGCTTTTGTTAACTCCCTCTAGTATATTCAGAGTGTCAGATATACTAATACTACCATCGAATTGTGTATCACCCATTACGGCCAATACAGTGTCAGGATTATTAGCATCATAATACTGAATGCCGATACCTAAATAGTTTGTGTAGTTGATAAATGGTGAATCAATACCGTTATGAACATGCGTAGGGACTGTCATGTTACTAAAGGAATTTAATTTTGTGTCAATCATTTCGTCGACGTCATTCCGAGTTAGATTATTCATATTTATTGGATGATAATATTTCGTATCTCTGGAGTTAATTGACGGCTTGCATTGTCTGTACCAGTCTTCATTTTTATCTGAAACTGTACAAATCTGGTTTGACCTATTGAGTTTTTTAATATTTTGTATCCAGTACTAGAACCATCTATTGTCGGGTCAAATGACTGCATCAATGTAAAATCTTGGTCAAATGATGTTCTGTAATATACATCAATAAACTGTCCAGGAATTAAGTTTCTAGTGAGGTTTATCTGTAAGTTCTGTACAACTGCTGGTTCGAGTGGCGTACCTATCTCCATCATTTCACTCTCTATTATAACATCATTTATGTTGTTCTGATAGAAATATAATTCAACCCCATCTATACCATAGTTATTACCATCCCTCCATGAGAGTAAAGATGTTTTACTAAAGAATCCGTCTGCTAATGGAAATATTGCGCCAATATCGTAATTAGTAGTTGCAACGACTGTCCCAGTAGAGATAGTATACTCACATTGTACAGCCTGGCCTTCGTCCGTGAATGCTACACTCCACACTCCTGCAGGAAAGTATCCATCTGGCGTATAAGAGTTGTTCACTCCTATACCTGTCAATAATTTATTTCCGAATACACTAATAGCATATGGATGTGGAAATAATAGTATCGGTTGTGTTTGTTGTGCACCATTTACAGAGCGTATATTTGTTCTCAGAGATAAATCAGCCACTTGATTAAATGTTGTGCCGTTCGTTTCAAAAATACAAGTCGAACCACTAGTAACTGCATAGAGAATGTTATTTCTATTGATTAACTGTCTTACACCTCCGTTAACAGTTCCATAGAGGCGCAATGGTGTCTCGTAAGTAGATAAATTAGGATTCCATTTTATTATGTCAGCAACTTGTAATTGGTTAACCGAACTGGTTCCCAATACTAGATAATTACCTGGTAGGAAAGAAATACAGTTAATTACATAAAAGCTCGGTAGTGTTATGGCGGCTAGGGAATAACTATAACCAGTCCCAGGAGTTGCTGGGTCAAAAGTTGGACCAGTACCTAAACCTATCCGTCCCACTTTGTTCATATTTGCAAAATATACGGTGTTGTTGCCTGGAAAGATAAATGGGAAGTGCGTTATCACGTTTGCTGTGTCCAGACCAGTCAGCCACCCTTGTGTCCAATCTGACGACGTATACGGACTCGCTAAGTAGTCAACTGAACTTCCTCGAAATGCTAATAAATAGTTTTCGTAGAATACGATTCCATGTCCTGTTCCAAGAACTCCTGGGGAAATGTCAATCCAAGTGAGTCCTCCATCGGTTGACTTATATACTTTACCTGTATCCCCTTGTCCGAAAATATTGTCCTGATCCTTTGCCGAAAAACATGTAACTAAGTCAGTGACAACTGAACCAGATACTTTTGTTGTGTCTTTTGTCAATTGAGCCACGCCCTTCTTACTATAGGTTTCAACTCCCACAAGTGAACCAACACCAATAGAAGCATTCTCGGATGCCCCTTTTTGGAACTCATTTATAAAAAGTGTTTGTGGTATTCTGGCCATATATTTTTATGGTGCTGACACATTATTAGCTAACAATACTCCAGATACCCAAACTGGTGTCGAAAGAGTACTTGCCGACGTTTTCAATGATGTGAAGTTGACAATCTTACCAGTTAATATCTTAAAGTAGTTAATAAATAGTATGTTGACTCCTGCATTTGAAGACAATGATTGAGTAGACAAATATGAGGAAATTCCTGAAGATGCACTGACTGGAGTAAATGTACCTGCAGAGTATGAGAATTTTCTTACGTTGCCAGTAGAGCCGCCATTGTTCCAGATAAAATAATTTGTACCATCATGGAACCAATAGAAATTCAAATAGTTTGAGTTTGTTGGCTCATAATCCAGGTTAGTAATAACAGGAGATGTTAGCGATGCACCAGATATCGTGTACTCAGTGTATTTAGTTGATGCAGTACCATTCGCCAACGGAACAAAAACAGAAGTTCCGTTAACAAACAATGCGCCAGAGTAATTATTGTTACCGACAGTATGAGAACCGCTACCAGTGTAAGTATTAGCTAAGGTACCTATAGCCCCGTTTGCATTACCAGTATATTCCTCCAGAGTTAGATTGTAGTTACTCCCAGAAGTATACGCAATTGTCATCTTATACACCTTTGTTTTGTCAGATGATATCGAATAGTTCACAAATCCAGAACCTGTTGGGGTAAACATGAAAAATGTACCATCTGATAATTCCAAAGCAGATTTACCAATGACGGTATCTACGAGATTATAGTTGGGGGTCACATAAAGGCTATTGGAAGAGGATGATAGTGTGTGTGTGGAGTGGTCGTATGATAAACCTGTACCAATAGTCCAGAAACCTATTGAATTATCGGTATCGTCCCACCCGACTATTTTATTAGCCCCTGGGTCTGAAAGATTGGAACCTGTTCCACCATTAGCTAGTGGTAATACCCCAGTAACCTGTGTAGTAAGGTCAATTTGTCCAGAGATATTTGCTAGGTCTAGGTTACTTTCTAGATTACTTATATCTATATTTGCGGCGGGTAACAATCCTGTTACACCATTAGTTAAATTTACTTGATTCCAAGATGGATTATTACCAGTGCCCTGATTCGATAAATATCGAGTAGATGAAGTGTCTTTTGGAAGCGCTGTGAGAACATTGGATGCTGAGCCATAAAAAAGGTCTCCCTGAGATATCGTAACTGCACTCACTGCACTTGTTCCATTACCTTTTAAAATACCTGTCAATGATGATGCACCTGTTCCACCATTTGGTACAGGTAATACTCCAGATACCTGTGTAGTAAGGTCAATTTGTCCAGAGATATCGTTGAGATTAAGATTACTCAGAAATGTGCTGTTATTAGCAAGGTTTGTGACATTAATAGTAAGAGCTGTTTTTCCACCAACGTCTGATGCAGTGAGAAGGTTAGAGAGGTTCACTGTTGTTCTTTGTGTAACCGATACTCCTTCGTTTTGGAAAAGATTGTATCCTGTTGAACCACCAGTAGTTGACCAGGAGGGAATACCAGAACTGACAACTAGTATTTCCCCATCAGAGCCAATAGGTAATGCTTCTATGAATCCAGAAGAATTACGAAAATACATATCTCCTGTTTGGTCTCCACCTAAATCGAACTTTAAAGAACCGTCAACATGGAGTGTTGCGAGAGGTAATGCCATAGTGCCAAGTCCTAGAAAATTATTTGTATCGTCCCAGAATAAGTTGTCATTATCTTGTGAAAGTGTTGATCCTGGTCCAATGAATAAGATTGACCCTTCTGTACCCCCAAGAATAGTACTGCCGATATCCGTGTTGGTCGAAAGAACATCTGCTTCGACAAGCAATGCTTTTGTGATAGGATTTGACCTTAAATTGTATATTTCGCCACTACCATCACTAGCAATAGCGGTAAGGGTATTCCTACTATTATCATCTATGTAAGCATTTTCAGTCATAATACTTTTGATTAAACAATAATTGCACCGTCTTTCTTTGGAGCCGTAATTGGCTTCTTTTTTGTGAAGATAATCTCTCCAATCTTCTTTTTCGGGGTAAAGATAATCTCACCTTTCTTCCCCATTGCATTTTGTAATGCTTTCATCTTGGAATTCATATAATTAATATTTGTGCACCTTTATGTCATAATCTGATAATGTTTTTTGTATTAAATCTACATCCTTTTTTACTGGGGTTATCTGCTCCCCTATAGCATCTATAATCTGCCTCTTGTTGAGTTCTTTGAACATAAATGCAAATGTACCACCAACTATGGATATTATGGTCAATGCTCCAAGTGCTATCCAATACTTCTGATTCAAGAATCTAACGTCTTTTTCTAGAACACCTATTTTATTGTCATAATTTGCCGACAAATCTTTTATATTAGCATTAAGATTATCGAATTTTTCTTCAAAATACTCTTTGAAGTATGGTGGTAAATCTTGCATATGTACAAACTATTATTAATAATCCAGCCCTTGCGAGACTGATAGGAAAACCCATATCTCTATACAGTTGATTGCTCAAATGCATAGTCGATATACAGTTGCCCTACAGAGTAACAAGGTTAATTGTCTTCCTCTTCACGCGCTTTTTCCTCATCGGCTTTCTGCTTGAATCCAAGCAGTTTGCCAATAAGCGATGCGACGATCTGTCCGAATGTTTTTTTCATAGGTAGTGTTAGTTATCGCGATACCAAGTAGTGTTCGCTGTTCGATATTTGAACTTCAGGACGTTTCCTGAATCTGCTCCTGGAGGCACATTTCCAATAATTGAATTTGCACCTGCATTGAGCGTGAGTGCGGCAATTACGGGGTTTCCAGTGGTAATTGTTCCACCGAAGTAGATTGTCGTTTCCTGACCGTCTACAGGTGAAGCAGGTAAATCAATTGTTGCAGTCGCTTCTACTGATGCAGGGTCATAATACAGTCCTGCATATCCTGCTGCCATCGTATGACCGCCACCAGTGCTTGTCTCCATAGTCGGTGTTGATACTGCACCTGAAATATTTATGATTGGAGCAGTTAGTCCGATTGAACCAGAACTTGACCAGAGCATTTGAGCAGATGCGATTCCCTCGATGATTCCGTTCAGCCTGTCCAGTCGGATGATTGCACCAGTCCCAGAGTTGTCTGAGTCTCCCCACCAACTTATCTGATTGTCATTATCAAACGTAAGTATTCCAAGCCCACCAAAGCCGTCTGCAATGTCTCCAAGAGTTGCATCGCTTCCGTCGAGATTGAAGAACTGATTGCCGTCACTATTGATTTCAAAGCGTCCAGTTGTATTAAACTCAATCGTGTTGTCATCGAGGTTAATTTCCATCAAGGTAGTATCATTCAATATGTCACCTGCCTTGATTATTCCGTCGTTGCTTTCTACTCGGAATAATTCGTCTTCATTATTTCTTCGGACAGAGAATGTTCCGTCTGAACTAAACTGGAATCCATTAGCGGTCTGTATAAAGCCTGATGTAATCGAAGACCCGTTTGTTATTGATGTTGACCATAGGTAGTCATTCACTCCGTTAGGCTCAAAGCCCGCGGAATAAGATTCTCCTGTGGTTGAGCGACCAAAACCGAGAGTTGGCAATGGAATTATCCCTGAACCTGGAGTTTGGAAGAGTCCGTTGTATGAGACAATTCCCTCGGCACCGTTTTCAAATACTGAACCTGTAACATATGCATCAACTCCACCAAATATAGAACTTAGATTGAATCTGTTTGTAAGCTGCGTGTCCTGATATTGGACTGCATCGAATGTCCAGTAATTTCCAATCGTGTGTGAATTTAGAGATGCAAATTCGATAAACATTCCGTCATCAGGAATTTGTGGAGCACCTGTTATTTCAATACGAGCTAATTGCAATACATCGTCTATGAAGTATGAGAACGTATCAACAACGCTTATTGTCGAAACATAATCAACTGTCTGGCCTGCACCATTGTCAATGACATCTCCCGCTGTCGGGCTGATCCCATTGGTAATATATACCGCAATTTCATCAGTGAAATTGTTAGCATAGACTTGCCCTATTGCTCCTGAAACAGAGAACGTAACATTGTCTCCATAATTGATATTTCCACCAGTCGAGTTATTGTATTCGACTGTCGTAAGAGCTGAATCAATTTCAATCTTTACAGTTCTTGTATATTGACCAGTGTATGTACCACCGTTTGTCATATCATCAAGACCTCCACCAGTAAAGACAATAGGTCTCATGAACGAAGCAAAGTTGTTCTGTGCAATAAATGCACTTATGTCACTTTGCCATGTAAATAAGGAACTTCCACCCTGCACCCCACCTGTATCAATGAACTGAATCATGTTGTCAGTAAACAATGATGTTGCACCTCCAAGCTCCACTCCGCCACCTGATGGGTCTGAAAATACAAGGTTCACGTTACTACCAGATATGCTATCTACAGAGATTACTTGTCCTATACTCGGTGTTCCTGAAGGCAGTCGATAATCCATTCCACCTTTAGTCCACTCGACATTTTCACCGCTCAATTTGAAGCCATAATCATCATCGCCTACTCCACCATTATTCAAGAGAAGGTTGATATTTGTTGCAGCCATTCCAATCTGGGCATTAGCTCCTACATTGTTTTCAAGAAGCCATTGACCGCCCTGTGCGTACCCAGTGATGCTGTTCGAGTTTCCTGCAGCATCTGTTGCCTGTGTTAGAAAAAGTCCAGTGTCAATTCCAAATCCTTCACCATCAATGGTTCCCATGTTTACTTGGTTTCCTGCAGTATCGCTCCAGCGCAGGAACGAGCCTGGAAATCCAGTACCAATGTCTGAAAGGGTTTTGAATCCTGTCTCTACATCTTCGCTTGCTCCATTGGTGTATTGTCGCAAGATTTGTGTTTCCAATGTTGATGAATCACGAGTAAATCCTGAATCTGAAAACAGATCACCCGAGTTGTCCGTATAAAGGACTTCTTTTGCTGTACCGCCACCAATAGCCTCTCCAATTGTCATTCCTCCTCCACCTCCTCCAGAACCTGGTACCCATGAATTCTGTAAACTAGAATAAGTTATAACTTGACCATTAAGAGCACCATCCGTGTCGAGATTGGCTAAGTTTACAGGAAACCCTTGAGATATAGCTGGGTCAAAGTTTTTTAGACTATTTTGTGATGCCATAATGATTGAGTTAATAATTTATTAATATTCCAGTCATAAGACTGATAAGAAAACCAAGAGTTAGTTTCTATCTATGGTGTGAATAGAAACTAAACATTAACTTAGTTGTCTTACAGTGTTACAATTTTATATGTGATGTAGAAGGTTACAGGAGAATCTCCTTGTGTCACAGTTGTTGAATCCCCCTGTGTTAAGTTTATTGGTTCGTTTTCTATGATAAACCCATTAAAATTGTTTTTTTGAAGTATTGTTGAACTTGTTTCCTGAAAAGTTCCTACAGCTATTCCAGAACCAGATGGAAACATCACATCGAGTCCAGATAGTCCATCAAAGTCATATGGTGTTGTATTATAATCAAGAAATGTTACAAGTGATAATATTTGAATGAATTTTCCTGCACCAGGTGCTGCAATAAGTTGGTATGGTGTTGGTCCAGTTACAACCGCCTTCATGTCTGTATCTGATACAGTAACTTGAATTGACTGTGGAATGTCTGATGAATAGGTTGTGGTGCCGTCTGCGACAAATCCTATCGTATCTGTAGTTTCATCAACTATGATTTGGGTTCCATTACCACCAGCAAAGTTACCAAGAACCATTCCAGTTGCGTCTACTGTGAAACCGTTTGTTTTAGACACACCGTCAAAATAAGTGGCACTAGCTGCTGTTGTTATCGTTCTAAATCTTGCAAATGAAGAATCTACTTCATTTGTTGCTGAAATCAAAGATGAACCAGTTTGAATAGAACTTCTTCCATTTTGTGTACCATCTGAAACAATTCCAACTATAGACGAGCCGTCAATCGAAAAAGTGTTTGCAATTCCACCAACAGAATAACTCATTGATGTGCTTAATGTTCCAGATTTTATTTGACTAAAATCTGAACCGCCGTTAAATGATGTAGTGAGTGTAACGTCATTATTATCTAAAGAAATCTGTCCGTAATCTGTAACTGTTCCAGCTTTTATTAAAGTAGCTTGAGTAGATGCATTTCGAGTAAAGTTACTATCTGCACCAAATACTCCTGCATTGTTATATTGGATTTGTCTGTTTGAACCCGCTGGACCTCCACCAATTGCATTGAGTGTGTAATCAACTCGATTATTTGTAGGATTGTTTGTAGCTGTAATAGTTACTCCAGTTCCTTCAATGAGGTTCAAGCCAGGCTGTGCTGCAATGATTGTACCGTTTTTAGCAAAGTTGATAGTTGGTACGTTTGCAAACGGTACTGAACCGTTGGTTAGTATCATATAGTCGACATCCCATTGTCGCACTACTCCTACTGTTCCTCCTGCCATAATCATTTTTAATCCTTTTACAGTTGCTGGAAGTGCACCAAATGCTGTAATTGGTACTACTACAAGTTGCCAAGTGTTTAGCACGTTACGTTGTAGCCCATAGTTAAACAGATTTACAGTATTTGCAACAAGAGTTCCTGCGCTGTTCTCAAAACGTACATTGAGTGACTTATTAGTAGCTACATTTGAACCAGTGAAGCGTACCCACACTTGAAAAATTGTATATTGGAAAGCATCAAACGATGTACCTCGCACAAATCTTGCACCTCTGCGTAAGTCAGTACTTGCCTCAATACATTCTGTACCTTGCTTTGGTGAGTTTGTACCTGCGAAGTTAATGGTTCCAGTTGCTGGACTTGCAGTGTCATATGTTGAGAATGTCCAACCACTTGTTGGGTCATCTAAGTAAATATTTTCGCTAGCAATAGTCGGAGTTGTTGATCCAGCCTCTACAAGAATAATAGTTACCTGTAGTTGGTCATCTGGAATTGGTGGTACCTCTGGACTTGATGATGCTGTACCAGTAATTACTGATATCACTCCTGCTTCATCTACAACCACTGCGTCAAAACGGTTATTGGATGGGTCAGAAGCAGCCAGTGTAACAGAATCTGGATCTGCTGTTTTATTTCCATTAAAGAAATAAGTTAAGAATGATACGTCATATACTAGACCTGTACCTGACCAAGTGACACCTCCTGATATCATATACTTACCCATTTGGGTGAAATTGGCATTTATCTCAATATCTGAGCCTGATTCATTCAATGATATATTCTGACCTTCACTCAAAGTAACCGCACCTGTTAGTCCGTTTAATGATTCAACTCCAGAAGATGAGCCTCCTGAACCGCCTGAAATTCTCGGTGTACCAGCTAGCATAACAGTTACACGATTGTAAATCGGAAATTAAGTGTACCAGAACCTTCGACATAGATAATGTCCATTCTTGAACAAGGGATGGATTCTTTTGTATTAGCTGCAACAACATCATAAGTGCTCATTGTTGCGTCTTCTGAGACCTTTAACGATGCCGCTGGATTTACAATAAATTCAACTGCATTTTCTGGCACTGAAATAGCATCGACCCCACCTGTTAGAGTAAAGGGCGATTCTTTAACGACGACAGAGTCATCGGTTGTTTTTATTGAACTTCCTATTTGTACAGAAATTCCATTCGCATCTTTTATTAGTGAATCAATCATATAATTTCAACTCGTAAGAGTGGGGTGTCTTGTACTAAATCTACTGATAATGGTGTTAAAACTCCGTCTTCATCTAGCGTTCCTGCCACATTGTAACTATTAGCATCTACTGGCATTCTGTTTGGGATAATAGCAGCACTGAGACTTCTAGGAACAATCTCTATACGAAGTTTCTTTGTTACAGGGTTTATGGCAAGTGAAATAGGATTTGTTGGATTATCAGTTTGAACTGTCCGTCCTACCCCCCTGCTGTTGTCGTCTATTACGGACATATTGTTCTTTTAACTCACTCTCTCGTTTTTTGAGGTTTTGGAGTTTTATATCTAACTCTTTTTCTCTTATTTCGATTCGGAGTTCTTTGTTATTTAATAATTCTTCCTTTTTATTACTGATAGTTACGAAGTTTTCTATATCGGACTTCAATTTCTCAGTAAGTCTAGCGACCTGAGCCATTTGTAATTCTCTATTGTTGGACAACTTTCTAGTTTTTTCTTTGTACTCTTCTGCCTGGATTAGATAATTGTCGGCCATGTCAATTTGGTCTTGTAACTGATTAGCGAGCTTGTGGTTTTCTGAACGTGACTCTTCTATCTTGTTCCACTCAATTTTGAGTACAGACTTTTCTGAGTTCACATTAGCCCATTCTTTATCTAAAGGTTTCAAAAGCTCAACACGCTGATTCTTTAAGGAATCTATTTCAGAAATTAACAGTGTTTTTTTCGTCTCTAATTCTGTAATATCTTCTTTAATCACTTCCAGCATTAACTTTCTTGAGGCAGATAATTTGTTTTCTTCCTCAACCGATGTTTTTCTGAGCTGATCTATTTTCGCTGCCAGGAACGAACCTTGTTCAGCCTCCTTCCTTGTTTCTTCGTTTTTTCTATCGGCTACCTCACGTTTAGTTAGTAGCTTCATATAACTAGATAGATACTACGGAAGAATTGTCGATAACTCCCTTAACCGTATTTGCGTCTGTAAAGGTTCCCTCGATTTTTTGAATACGTTCGATTTCTTTAGGAGATTTGACTCCCTTCTTCATAATTGGTTCTGCCTTTTCAAAAGGTGAAAGGCATTTTTCCATGAGTGGAGCTAGATCATTATCAGTCCACATTTGTAAATTAAACCGTTTATCTTTGTTTAGCTCCCGTTCGCAAAGTTTGAGTGCCCAGAGTTTCCGTATCTCCTGGTTCTCTTCTGGAGTAGATACTACTACAGGTGTCATCTTTTCTGCTAAAAGAATATAATCGTTTCCATTCCATTTAGCTGTGAAGTCTTCTTTAGTCCAGTTAGTAATGTAAAGTAAATTACTCAATAATTGTCCATTCTCAATATTTTCCATAGTTACTCAGATGTTTAATGTCTATCTGGAAGACGTTACTGTCGAATAATTACAGGGTTATCTCCCTGGCTATACCCCCAGAAGGGGTATCGCAGAGAGACAATCTCTCTATAGTGCAAAGCTACCGATTGACACTTCTGTAGTAACTCCTGTGTACTGCGCTCGCCCGATTGAATCAAGTGTTGTAGCACCTGTTTTGACCGCACCTGCAACAGATTGTGAAGGAGCTAAAGCTAGACCAATTGTTGTTCCACCATCATTTAAACAAGCAAATGAACCTCGAGTACCAACAAGTGCATAACTTGTAGCAGGTAATGTGTAAAACGTTACTCCTACTGGTTTGTTAGTTGGTGTCGCTGGGTTAATAATTACATTGTAGTAAGGATTAGGTGTCAATGATACTCGTGAAGTAGTATCAAGTGCAATAGCCAACGGGTCTTCTAGAGCAATAGCAATATTGGCACCAGAGTTAGCTGCTGGGTTATTCTGCACTTTCAACTTCTGTCCTGCACCAAGACCTGCTGTAACAAACACATATCCTCCTTCATACTGCTGAGCAGTAGCCGCTGTAGCACCAAGAGTGATAGTAATAGAAGTTGCACCAATAGCATTTACTGTTGATGACCCAACTACTGCACAGTTAGTGTGGTTAGCGATGATAGGAGCGGATTGTACAAGACGTCCTGCTGCGATTCCAGTTGTTGAATATACCAACGCTACTTCTGATTCACCTCCATCAACTTGAAACTTTTGTCCAACTCCTGTGAAGAAAGACGTATCAGTTGAGGTTTGAAATAGGTTGAGACCTCCTACTGCTGGATATTGTGAAATACGCATAATAAGTTTTGATTAATCTAATAATTAGGGTGTTTGCCATTCTGGAGCAGTTGCCCCTGCGTTCATAGTTAGAACCTGACCAGCAGTTCCTTTTGCAAGTCGAATCCAATCTGTACCGTCGTAGTACATGATGTCACCCGCTGCCTGTGAGGCGAGAGCGATTTTAGTACCATCAACAGCATTTGCTGCGATTTTTGCAGTAGTGATTGCTGAGTTTGCAATAGTAATAGCACCAGTATTGGCAATAGTTACATCTCCCGACACAGCAACATCTGCTGCAACGTTTGAAGCGTTTCCTACCAAGATATGGGCATTTGTCAATGCTAGTTCACCAGGGGATACAGTCTCATCACCCCAAATGACAGAAGAACCGTCATATTTGATAACTTGATTTGTAGTAGCACCTGTAGTGTCTAACTTAGAGATTTCGTAAACCCCATCTACGGAACCTATTGCTGGATTGTAATTTGTATCTTTAATGCTCATATTATTATATTGGTTAAACTAATAATATTAAACATTGGTGATACCGTAGAGCAATCCTTGACGTCGTGGGTCGTTAGTTAGGAATTCTCCTCCCATGATGATGAATCCATTTACAGCACCCATGTTGATAGCCTGAATCCAATCTGTCCATGTAAATGCATTACCTGCATCCTTACCTTCTTCATAAATGTTACCTTTGATGTATTTACTCTTCAATGAAGCGCGTGTACCTCGGTACCATTTTTGTGAATAGAATTTCAAGAAGTTGGTGTTCAAGAAAAATAAGTTTCCTGATGTACATTTTCGGTCTCGGATAATTGGAATACCATCCCATACCAGTGCTCGGTATCCTGACTCACCAATCAACCCTTCACGCTGTCGGTTCAATACTTGATGTGACATAGTCCCAGCAAGAGAAGCGTTCAAACGTAAGAAAGGAAGGTAAAGCTGTTCTACTAATGCAGCTGTGTTGTAATCAGTAAGCAAATAGTTAGGTTGGATACCACCATCAGAGATAGCGTTGGCTGTCTGTCGCATTTTCAACAATGTAAGAGTACCTCCTGAGTTAGAAAGAGTACCTTGTAGTGTCGGATAAGTAGCTCGAGAAAGTCCACCGATAGTCGCTGAGTTTGAAGTCGTACCATCAGATACTAAGTTAGTAAGTCCGTTGAAAGCTTTACCTCCAAAGGCAGAACCATCTGAATAGAAGTAGTCTCCTACTGAATCAGCCATGTCTTGTGCTCGTGATGACATCTGAAGTGTTGCAAGGTTCATTACCTGCATCTTAGTGTCGTTCACTGACAAATCAGAACCAGCCAATGCAACGTTTACCGCAAAGAACTTAGGATAATACATCATCTTCACGTTAGTGTTTTGGAATGTTTGTGGAAGAACGTCAAATCCTGAGAAGAACACACCTGGTACACCCTTCTGGAATTTAATCGGGAATTCCATAACATATGAATAGAAATCTCTAGTATCAGCCAAAACTTCTCCAAAGAATTCATTTCCACGTAGTACGGTATCTACAAGCTCTGGAACAAGCCATCGGTTTGTAGCCGTAGTTACGAAATTATTTTGTTCGTACATATTGTTAATAGATTAAATAATAATTATTCTTTAAGATATTTTTTCCATCCCCACATACCTCCTTCTGCTGAATCGGTATCTGGTATTTGAGGTGCTTGACCTCTGTTGGCAGAGAGTGAAGCAATATCTTTTTTCTGAACTACAGTAGTATCTTTAACCTGTTTGGTTTGATTCCAAAGGTCAAATGAATCTTCAAAAGAGGCGTAAGCAGTAATATTGCCGTTTTCATCTTTGGGAGATAATTTAGCAACAACTTGTAGAAAATCTTTCTTGAGTCGTTCAGATTTTGCAGAACCACTCGTGAAATCAATCCCATACTGTTCTTCAAGGGACTCAAGATTAGAATCTATAAAATCTTCCCATCTATCTTGCTCTTGTTTCTCTTTTTTTATTTCATTAAGAATCTCCTGCTTTGCTTCTTGCTTGATGCGTTCTTTCTGAGATGACTCGTAGTCTTGCTGTGCCTTCCAACGTTCTTCCATGGTGAGTCCGTCTTCATACATCTTTTTAAAATGGTCTGGTACAGCTTCTGTAGGAGCATATCTGCCGTTTTCGACATCCTGTTTAAAGCGTTCGTATTCTGAGAGCTTTTCTTGAGTTTCCTCTAGTTTTGAGAAAAGTTTATCCCATCTACGGTCTTGATGATTTTTCTTAGGCTTTTCAGCCTCTTGAGCCTCATCTTTTTCTTGCTGGTCAGCAGGGATTACAACCTGTTCTTCATCGCCTAATGGCATTTGTGAAGGGTCTTCAGCGAACATTTTATGTATGTCTAACATAGTATTCTCCTCTATTCTTTAGAGACTTTTTAATTAGAGGGTAAAGTCTTAATTATTACTAATCGGTTGTTTTTCCTTACGGGGGATGACACTCCGTGAAAACCCAGATAACTATTTCATTTTGTTATGTAGAGCTTTTGATTTAGCTTTCTCAACCCCAGTAATGGTTCCTTTGTTACGCGAGGCATAAAATATTCCCCCACCTTTTTCTTTCCCGTATTCTTTTTCCATTGCGTGAATGATTTTCGTTCCTTTTTTAGTTAATGGCATAAGCTTGTTAAAAGTTAATGATAATCCTAAATCCTTGGTTGGGCCGCTCCCTGATTGATTGGCACCTGACTCAGACTAGCTGAGGCTGGATTGGCGGCAGTTGTAGTATCATCCGCTGGTGCTATATCTTGCTCTACACCACTTTGTACTTGGTCGGGAGATGATAATTGTTGTATGTCTTGCTGTCCAATCATTGCCATAGGATTAGTCTTCCAGAGAATCAATCGCTCTAATAGTTTTTTAGGATCTGGCATGTTCAGCATTTCATAGTAGGATAATGGGTCAAGAGAACCATTATTGAACATATCAGTTGCTAGATTCATTTGACTTACCTCATCCTTTGGTTTCATAGAGTCTGGAGCTACAGACACCACTATCTTTCTATCAAATCGTTCACGAGCCATAGTGACATATTCAACAGCACGCGCATCTCCAAGAATCATACCAATGTGCTCTTCGTCATAGTAGACATACATCATTTGTACCCACCAGTTGAATACATTGTCAGCGACTTGTGCTACAACATCACCAATACCTCCACCGATACGAGTAGTGTCGTATGATTGATTTAATATTTTGCCACGTACCGTATCAGTTTTACTTTGACCAGCAGGGCTAAGCCCCTGAACTCCGAATATGGAACGAAGTTCATTTCTTTTGTCGTTGAGCTCCTGGAATACTCCATCTGGTAACTGAGGTGCCTGTAGTCGCATCACCGCCTTGGTAACATCACCACTTGGTACAAAGATACCTTTACCTTTTCGTACAGCATCATTTGCTTCCTTAGCATCTTCTTTATTGAAATGGTCTCCCGAGACAGCGAGACCATTATTGGCATTTTGCAAGTTGTAAGCAATCTGTATATTTCTATCCACAATTAAATCTTGGTTCGGAATGTTCTGCTCAATCAAAGTAGTATCGTCAAGTGGGTGCTCTCCTAAGTTGAATACAGAAAAGAACGTATAAGGTATTTTTGGATATGGAAAGTGATTTCTTCCAGGAACCACTTCGTATATTTCCTTCTCTTCCATGTATTCTCCTGTCGGTTGTTCAGATTCGTAGTTCCAATTAGGGTTCATGTACTTACCAAGTACAATATCCTTATATGTGTAGAAGCAATATAAAGGGGTTGACCACTCGCTATAGGTTACTGAAGTCGCTAGTTTGCCTCCTACAGAAAATGATATTTCGTCTGCTTTCTTTGGAAACATTTCCATCAGTTCTTGCGCTTCTACAGTGTTTATTTCTCCAAGAAACTTTCCGTGGTAGTCACCATTATCGTCTATAAATGCATCTTTATCGAACCGTAAGTTCTGTGGCATAACGACTTTAATACCTATTTCACCAGTCTTTTTGTCCCAGTAGTGTTTCAAGACACCTGTAAAATATATTGACCAGTGTCGTACTACTCTTTTCAATTTTAGTCTGAGAGTTAGAATATCAGAAAGATATTGCAACATTGTTTTTATATCTTTTGAAAGAGAAATTCCTTGTTCTGTGTTATCAGAATAGACAACTGGCTCTGGGTTCTTTGATAATGCCGCTGGAAGGAATGTTTCTTCGGACTCAAATAGAATATTATCAGCAACTCCCTTTATGTCAGCAAGTCCAGTATTTTGTCTTCCTAAGTAGTATGCCTTGTTAGTGTCTTGTCTCTGTTTTACAGTATTGTGGTAGTTTTCACTATCACGTTCCCATTGACTCTTGAGCTGTAGAAGCTCTGAATCCGACATTTTTAACGTCATTGCGTCCATTTCCTCTGTAGCAGGTCCCTCAATTGGAGGTACATCGCCGCCATCTACTTTGTTAAGTCCACTAGAAATAAGCTGCCTTACGCCTTCTGTGTTGTAATAGAATGAATTTAAGGGATTTGACATATTGGATAATAGAAAAAGCGAACAAACTCCGAAGAGAATGTCCGCCTTTCGTTAAGGGATAGACTACTAACGCACTATAGACATATTATACTTAACATAAATTACATTAGCAATGTTCCTAGGTCAAATATGACGTTTCGAATACAAAATATCTTTTCTGTCAATAGAAGAAATCGAACCATTATTATCAAAATGTATGGTCGCTGAACCGTTCCTTATAGAAAACACACCTCGTTCTAGAAACAGTGAGAAATTATCATAATGTTCCATGAACAACATGAACTTGGCACTGTCTATTTCATTTAATAAAACGGCTTGTTGTTTCATAGGAAGTTAGATAGTTTCATTTCCACTCCTTGTTGGAAATGGTGTTTGTCGTTTGATATAAATCCACCTTGCTCTTTACCGAATTTGTCCATACCTATCCTCCAATAGTTTGTGGCATGGACTAAGTGGTCTGGGTCGTTACCCTCCCATTTGAATGTAGGCATTCCGAGAACATCTTCGTCCCACACGCGATATATATTCAACCAATGGATAATGTATTCATGCCAATCTGACTCTGTTCCATTGAATGTAATCCGCTTATCTGTCATTTCATCAATAAGCATTTGCAATGCTCGGTTTCTATCAACAGTTACACGTCCATATTCCGCATTTTCACCCCATCGGATTATTTCTTTAGTCTTTCGGTCAACTCCATAGAAACAAAGAAAGACTCTACCTGGAAACTCTTGTTGTAGTTTTCTCTGTTCATACAGTTCTCCTTGACCGTCAAAAACTATTATACATCGGTCCCACCTTCTCAGGTATTCTCTGAAAGTATCAAAGTCTTTAGTCTGTCCATAATAAAATATACCCTCTTTGTTCCCTATGACATACCAGTTTGGAAGACCAGTGTCTGCACCAATAATAATGCGCCCTTCTTGCGAATTAACAGTGCTAGATAAATTACGGATTATTATATCTGCCGTGACCTTGTTCCCACTACCAATGTAAGGCAAACCAGCAACGAAGTTAGCAAAAAACTCTGGACTCTTTGTTCTCTTAGCTTCTGCAATTCTGCTAGCTGGCATCCATGGAGCTATCCAAAGTGGTATCCAATATCCAGACCAACGACCTTCCGCTGTTGCTTTCCAATAACCCATTCTTCGTTCTTCATCAGTAATCTCTTCTTTACAATGTGGACATTCGTATATTTCCTTGTCGTAATTAATACAACCCTCATCCATGATATATGTCTCGCCACATGAATGATTAATATGCCATTTCTTTTGATCTGATTGTTTATATATCTTATCTATACCGAAGTCTGGAATTGACGGGTTAGAGAAAAAGGCTTTCTTTGGGTCTGCAACTGACTGAAGGCGTGAGTCATACTGTTCAACAATATCTTGTTTACATCGGTCATATTCATCAACTACCAGTTTCTTTGCTGTAAAAGATAGGGCTGCTCGTTGTGTCCAGCTACCACGGTAGTATATCGTGTTAGAACCGAATTGTTTTTGCTCAACTGAATCTTTGTCTTTAGTCCATGAGGCAAATATTGGGTTCTGCGCGATTATCTTGTTAGTTTTACCACCTGAGAAGGTCTTAACATCTGCATCTGTTGGGAACACATACACTATGTCTTGTTGGTCGTACTTACATTCATGTGCTGTTTTTAATATTTGATAAGTCGTAAAACCTATTTGGGCGCACTTCATACAACATATTAAATCTGACCTATCTGCGTACACATCAAACATAAATCTGTACTTTTTAAAGTCCAAGAGTTCTCCTGTTTCAGTTCTTATCTGATTATTAGCTATGAAAGCGTGTAATGAGATTTGGTCTAATAACATATTTATTCTAGTGATTTTTTAAGTTCTTCCTCAAATTTATCAGCAATTTCCTGTACTTCAGAAGTAATATTTATTCTCTCTCCCTTACTAGTTATATCTGTCTCAGTTCTCGTTGAATAACCTTCATGTTTTCCTAGTGTGCTTGTTATGTGCTTTGCCACGTCTGTCTGCACTCTAAGAAGAGCTGTGTCTATCTTTCCTTCCTCGTTTATAGGCTCGTAAGTAAGTGTGTTATCAAGTACTTTTTCTGCTTTTCCTAGCATATTAAGCCTCCTAATCTTTTCTTTGAACCATTCAGTAGTAGTTATCTGGTTAGCGTATGCTTCTTCATAGCCAGCTTTTATTGCAGATTGCATACCATTACCAAATGTTTCTGATTTTGGATTAACGTACAAATCCCAACAGAGTTTCTGCCGTGGGTCCATTATATATTGGTTACTTCCATTAGGGTTTGTCATAGTTTTATTTGTTTATATATTCATTTAAGCTATCCCAATCAATATCTTTACCGTCTCCCATGGTCCATTTCATATACTCATCTTTCATTTGATAGATGCGTTGCTTTAGGAATTCTGGGTCTTCTGGTTTAGATATATGCCCCATCATTATTTGTTTACCTTCCAATTCTGGGGGGTTTTTACATGGATTCCCTTTGAATCCTATGTAGGTCATGTTCTGTTTAAGGGCTTCATCGTAGAACGTTGCCTTGTAGAGTTTATAAGGGTTTTGTTCTAAATGGTTAAGGAAGTTAATTTGCTCTCCGATGTTATTCATATTATCCAATCATCTGAAATGGATTTGGTGCCGCTTCAGGTTGCTTTTGCTTATAAATACCAGCCTTAATTGATAAGAGAGTAGAAGCTACAGAGATAGCTGAACGTACAGAGTTCTTCACTACTGAAGCAGGGTCGATGATTTTAGCTTCTAACATGTCTGCTACTTCTCCTGTTTTAGCGTTAAAACCTTTAGTTCCTCCAAGTTTAATTACAGGATCTTGTTCGTTATACTCTGCTCCTGCGTTCTCCATGATTTGTCTGATAGGAGCTTTGAGTGCGTGGCGTAACAGATTGCCCCCCAGAGTGTCTGGAAGGCTCTGTGAAGCGTTTAATAGTGCCACCCCACCACCCGCTACCACGCCGTATTTAAGAGCCAATTTTGTAGCATTTACTGCGTCTTCCGCCTTAAGGTTTTTATATTTAAGTTCACTTTCACTGTTCGCTGAAAGGTAAAGAACTGCTACTTTAGTATTTAGTCTGCGAATTCTCTCTTGTAGTATAGCAGTTTGGTGCTGTCCCTGCAAAGATTCTACATGCTTTGAAAGGTCTTGTACACCGATAATTCTTGTCTCGTCTTTAGTACAGATAAGGCGATCACACGTACCCATATCCTGCATGGTAGCAGTTTTGAGCGTTTTACCGCTTTTTGGTCCAACAAGTGTGGCTCCTGTAGCTAGGGTGAAGTCTTCATAGAAGTAATCCTTCATTACGGTAGGGGCTTGAATTACAAGAAAGTTGAACAAGCCTGCTTTTTTATTGTTTACCAAAAATGTAAGAGCTCCTGTATCAATACGGTCACATACGATGACAAGGTTATTCTTACCTGCCTGTCGTACCATGTCAGCAACAGGAAAGATGTCTGCTTCAATACTTAAGGTCTGGTCAGTAACGAAGATGACTGGTTTTTCATATTCTGCCTTGTTGTCCTTGTTGGAAAATTCTGGTGATACCATACATGCCTGTGGAAAAGAAAGACCGTCTTTAAGTTCGTAGTAAGTTTCAAAAGTGCGTGAATTATCAAGTTCTATAAGGCCGTCTTTACCGATTTCCTTGTAAATATCTGCAATGGTCTGTCCCATTATTTCGTCTTCTGCAGAAATAGTAGCCACCGATTTTACATCTTCTTCATTCAGTTCGATGGTTTGTTTATCAATGCTCTCGATTATAGTAGGTAAACATTCATCGAGTGACTTTTTAATTTCAATTCCTGAGAAATCTTTTGCTCCGTTAATGATAGCCTGCGCAAGTACGATAGAGGTGGTAGTACCGTCTCCTGACTGGTCATTAGCTCGTTTAGCTACTTCACGCAAAATGTTAGCTCCCATTTCTTCCATTGGGTCTTCAAAATGTGCCTCGTTTACGATTGAAATTCCGTCATTTGTAATTACATGGAAAGGCGAAAGGTCTGCTGGAAGGATCGCATTTCCTCCTGCTGCACCAAGCGTAAGCTTTACTACATCAGCAATAGCATTAGCTCCTACTACTAAACGTTCCCTACCTAGGACTATATTATTTGTTTGTTTTGTTTCCATAATTTGGATATTCTAAATAAAATCTCGACATAAACGGCTGTAGAACGTCGCGTATGTGATAACTGATAAATCGTCTGTTGTCTATCCTGCCTATAGAGTCTTTCCTATGATACAACTTTTTATGGCATCGCTCACATATTTCAACATATATATGGAGACCTTCTTTATATGATGAAAACTTATGTAAAAACAGACCTAAACACTCACTTTTTTTGTACATATTCCTAGTATAAATTCATCTGATTCTGTTACAAAGAATAATTTTTGACCGTCAATCTCGATCTCATCGGTTCCCCACAGGTTAGTAATGATAATGTCTCCTTCTTCTACTCTTTTTACTTCATCGCCGATAGCTAAAACACGCGATTTCGTAGTAATCATCCCTTGATTATTACTAATAAATCCTGTATCTGTTGATTCTGGTGTCAAAAGTATTCTTTTCCCAAATGGTTTAATATCATTCATGCAATATCTTATTAATATGTTCTGATAATGTTGTTGTCTCTATAAACCCGCCACGATTACTAGGTATAACTTTCTTTACATTATTGATTGTTGTATCTATTTTCACACGAAATATATAGTACAAAATCCCGATATTTATCGAGATCAAGATACCTATTGATATTCCTAATAAGAAAAAGATCATATCGCTATTTGTTATCTGATACAAATGGACTAGGTTGAGCCATATATTTCGTGTCTGTTGTGCGAACAACACAGGTAATCTCAAAATTACCTTTTTCATTCTGTACTAACTGTGGATAAGCGATTACTGCCAGTTGTAATTCTTCGCCCTTTTTAATCCATTCTTCGTTGCGATTTTTAATATCCTCTATTTGTTCCTGAGTTAGATTATTCATATTTTACAGAGTCTTCCTCTTCTTTAGAATTATTCTTTGCTCCGACCTTAATTATTTCGATAATCTTTAATTTTAATCGAACCACTTCTTCAACTTCTTTTCCAGACACACTGGTTCTTTCTATGAGCCCATAAATATTCTGCAAATCTTGATGTGTAAACATATTTTAGAAATTAAAAATTTTAATGCCTCCCTATGACCCCTAAAAGATACCTCGTGAGTGTCTCGTAGGGGTCATAGGACACGAGGTAACATAATTATACTATCACCATTAATTATTTGCAAGCGTCTTTCTACTTCTAAATCGTTTGCATATTGTTCTCCTTTTTTAAATCCATCTTTATACGCCTGTTCTCTTGTTTCTTTGATGAATTCGTAAACTGATTCATATGTTGAATCTATCGCAATAATTCCTACTTCTTCAAACTCTCTGTAAAATATATTTTTTAGTCTTGGTTCCCAATCGGCATTATTTTTTTCTTTCATACAATTCTTTCAAGACCTCTCGGAAAGTTCAATTCTTCAACACTAACGATGGTTAGATTTAGATGTTCTCTGTTATACATATTCTTTATATTCAGAAAGGCATCCATTACTGAAAATCCAAGAGCATATTCATTTTTGTAAATCTTTGAATGCTCTGGGTCATCTACATATAAAATCTTATAAAGATTCAACCGAGCCAATTCATTTTCTGTGTATTTTTCAAGTTTCATACGTTGGTGCACTGGTCTACAGTGTATTTAGGAAGTCCGAGGAATATCTTTTTACACTTCCTCATTGACCGTCTGGTAAATTCTCCGTGAATAATGTTCAGGAATATGCAGTATATTTGCCTGATCTTATATGATGTTTTTGCCTGGCGGATATTTGTTTTTATGCGTTTTCGCAATCTTCGGTAGTCTGACATATATTTAATCAAAATTATCGAACTCTTGTAATAACTCTATAAGTTCCTGACACTTATCATAAATATCATTTGCGGACTGTGCCATTTCTTCTTTTACTCCAGGACTTTTACCATTCCATTCTGATGAAATCTGGGCATATTCCTCCTGCATATTTTTCAAAAACTTTACTTGCTTATTCTCCCATTCCTCTACTGGTTTATTGGTTTCGGTGTTCATAGAATTATTTCAATAAACCAACAAACCAGCCAATATAAATCTTATTCGGTTTTGAGATTGCTAGTGTTGGTAATATGTCAATCCAATTTTTTTCACATTTTACTTGTAGTTTCATATATTCGTTCCTCTTTAGAGGTGTTAGGTGGTAATTATGCAAGATGTTTCCCCTCAACACCTCGTTCTTTTCGTTCTCGCGTTCTCTCATTGAGCCACATAAGAGCCTCTTGCATTTTTGTAATTGCTATACTATTTTCTCGACAAGAGAATCGGCTATTTAAGTCAGTTAATCGTTCAATAGATACACGCAACATTTCTTCGATTGTTGTTCCATTTTCTACATTTCCATTCTGATACATTTCGTAGAATGAGACTATTTGAGATGGTACTTCTGGATTGAAATCTTTTAATTGATAAGTGTTTGTTTTAATTTCCATATAATTTGTTATTTGAATAATGCTAATAAAAATACTATTGCTATAAATGCACCGATGATTATATTGATTGTATTTTCCATACTATTTTGTGACAATATATGACTGCTTGTAATCTGGGTGACGATAGCGAAGCCAAAATTTAATCATATTTGAGTCATCATTTCTGATTTTTTTTAATACTCTTGCCTCACAATCATCGTTTATGTCTAATACAGCATTTTTAATTGCATTTTTAACATTGTCTGCAAATGTTTTGTCATCTTTCATCCAACGATATACTGTTTGCCTGGATAAATTTAATCTTTTAGAGACAGACTTTATTGTAAGTTCTGTTTCTAATAATTCAATAAATTCTTTTTTAATTTGATTGTCTATTCTCATACATTAGTTATTATTATCTGATAATGTGTCTTGAAGACCAAAAACATTACTTCTTATTACGTGGGCGATTTCGTTCAACATCTTCTCTTTCTCATACAGCTGCTCACATATATTTTCAAATAATTTTTCGTCAATCTCATGGTGGTGTATAAATGACACCTTATATCCTTTTATATCCTTAATATCCTCTGGATGTTCTACAAATATATTACAGCCGTCTTTTTTACATAAAATATGTTTATTCATGGTTGTTATTAGTTAATGTGTCTTGTAGTTTGGAGATGATGTCAGAGAGAGCTTGTCGATATGCGAGTTTCCTTGAATCGTTGTATACATCTTTTCCCTTCATTGCTTCAATCTCCTCCACTATTTGTGTGTTGTACCAGGTGATGAGGTCATGTGACATTTTCAAATAATTCAAGGTGATAAAGTTCCCATTATCATCTCTGATTGTGTGTTTTTCTGCAATTTCAAATATTTTTTTGTCCAGTTTTTCTTGTGGTATGAGTGACATAGGGTGTTATTTATTAAATCCGTGGATTTTATTCCATTCTTTTAATGAGTGAAGTTCCAACAAAACCTCTTTTGTTTTCTCGTACCAGTATATACCGAGATTTCGTAGTTGTTCGTTTTGTGTTCGCAATTCTTCCATATCTGATATTGGGTTATCATTCCATCCTAAACTTGGAAAGTCTTTTACAATATCCAGTGCGGTATCATATCTATGTGCGTTCTTTTCTAACCACACTATTTCATCTATAATATTTTGAACACTTTTGATTGCGGTATCTATTGCTAGACAAGTATTCGGTGGTATTTCGCCAGCTTCTTCACGCCACTTATCTAAAATCTCATCCATAATTATTATTGTACTGATGTAGTGGTGGGGACTGTATGCGACCTCGCATAGGTTAGTAAACATACGAGAGTTTCTTGTTTCAGCCGAGGCTTTCGTTTCTTATACATCGCAATACATAGACTATACGATAACGTACTATTTCCTTCGTATAATCTACCCCCATCACCACACCAGTAGTGTGTGTTAAATTATCGTTTACCTGCTTCTAAAATTGGCATCCCTGCTTCTGTAGGAATATAGATAACTTCCTTTCCTTCCCCTTGTTGCATATTAGTAATCCAAAGATATCGCAAATATTGCTCATTGTTTTTAAGAGACTCTCCAATAATTGCGTTTGCTTTTGCAACACCCTCTGCTCGTGCAATTTCTGCTTCAGCTTTTAATACTGCTGATTCTTTTTCTGCCTTAGCTGTTTCAATTAAGATTTTCTTTGTCCATTCCTGTTCTCGTAGATTTGCTTCTCCACGAAGAGTTTGTGAATATATTTTATATTTAGGCACACCCCAGAATAGTAGTCCGAAGAATACTATTACAGATATGGCAATTAAAATTATTGTTGATTTTGAAATGTTATTTTCCATAGTTATTTAGTGTGTGTTACGATTCCATTTTCATGGAAATATATTCTGATAATATTAATCCGCAAAGTTCTGCCTGACATTTAGTTGCGTCTGGGTTTTTTTCTGCAAACTCTGGTTCTACTCCTTCAATGAATACTCTACCTGTTGGACATAGCATTTTTAGAAACCACATTTTAGTATAACCAGTGAGCGTGTTTATTTCACTGTTCTCTACTAAATAGAGTTCATTGTTCCTGTTATCTTTATGAATTAGTTTAGCATTTTCTTTAATAATTGCTTGTGGATTATATTTTAGTGCGACTGTTCTTTGGTCTGAAATCTCTATTTTCATTATTTCTGAAAGTGACATTTCTTTCGAGATAATCTTTTCCCATAAATCTTCTGGTAGTTCTACTCCATCAAGATAGTATTTTCCATCTCCATTTTTCCAACGTAATGCCATTCTCTGGTCTGAATGTAATTGCCATTCATCGTTTACATCTACATCTGGTTTTGTGAGTACGATTGATATTTTATCTGTAATAAACCCGTATGAGCAGTCTGAAAGTAAATCAATATACTCTTCCATCTTTTTTATGTTCTCATTGTCAATATAGATTCCTGTTTCTTTCCAAAAGTCATAATATGCTAAATTATCTGCCCAATAGTACAACCCAACCGATGACCTAACCGATGACCTAACCGATGACCAAACCGATGACCTAACCGATGACTCAACCGATGACCAAACCGATGACCTAACCGATGACCAAACCGATGACCCAACCGATGACCTAACCGATGACCAAACCGATGACCCTACCGATCGTGACTGGGAAAC